TGGTGACTGTGGTTCTATTATCGTGTTGTATAATACTAAAGTACGTGGTAAAATCCTTGGGCTTCATGTCGCTGGTGATCGCAATCGACATCATGGTTATTGTGAACTTGTTACATCTGAAATACTCAAGCCATTTGTCCCACGCGTGCAACCTCAGTCACGTCCTACTACTTGTGATGATGATCCTGCTATCATACTACCCGAAGGTAATTATACTTATTATGGTTCTGTTCCTGCTGGAGCCGCTGTTTATCCTGTTACTAAAACAGAAATTAAGCCTTCGTGTATTCATGGCGTGATTTCAAATCCAACGACACATCCTGTTGATATGAATAAGAGGGATTACCCAGAAGTTATATCACGATTCTTTCACACTACACAGCCCATCAATCCAGCTATCAAAGAGGTTCTTTTGCAAGATGCATATGATAATGTTGATGCTCTGGATGGGTTTAGAATGGGTGTTGTCACTGAATATGTGGCTATCAATGGTGATTCTAAGTATCCATATTGTGAGAGACTTAATATGTCAACGTCTCCTGGTCTTCCTTATAAGAAAATGAAGGCCGGTAAAGGTAAGGCTATGTTTTTCCTACAAGATGATGTTGGAAATTATGTTGTCAATGATATATATTTGAGAACAGCTATTGACAACCGTATAATGATGGCACAACAAGGTTTGTCAGCTCCTTCAATATGGATGGATATTCCCAAGGATGAGCGTCGTAAGCCTGGTAAGAAAGTTCGTATGATTATTACACCACCGCTCGATTATCAGATTGTTTTTAGAATGTACTTTTTGGATTACATTGTTGCATCATATAATTCACGTTTGAAGAATCATTCTGCTGTTGGTATTAATCCCTACAGTTTGGATTGGACTGATTTAATGCACAAGCTACAGAAGAACTCAGATGTTGGAGGTGATGGAGATCATACCGCTATGGATGGTAATATGCTTAATGATTTTATGGAGATTGAAATTGATTCTATAAATCATTTCTATCGATATGAGGCTAATCATGATGTTGCTAGTCGTGTGCGTGAAGTTTTATGGAACGAGTTAGTACATACTCCCACGCAGTGTATGAATGTTGCTTATTGTGTACACTGTGGTAATCCATCTGGTTGTAACTGTACCACTATTATCAATACAAATGCTTGTGATAGATATTATAAGCTGGCTTGGCTTGGTTTAGCACCTATGGAATTGCGATCAATGAAGTCTTTCTATGATGCAGTGTGTGTTGTGGCTTATGGTGATGATTCAATTGTTTCTATAAAGCGTGAGGTTTTATCATGGTATAACTTTAGAACTATTTCACAACATTTGCTTGATTTGTATGGTATTAAATTTACAATGGCTGATAAATCCGGCGAGATTTTGGAAAGCAAGCCCGTTACAGATTGTATTTTCCTCAAGAATGGTTTCAGACGTGATGGTATGATATATCATGCTATAATGGATGAAGGAACGCTTAGAGAGATGGTTAATTGGATTCGGGACAGTGATGATGATTATGCCGCCAGTGTAGTTAATGCTAATATGGCACTAATGATGTGGTACCACTATGGTATTGAACGCTTTACTACAGAGCGTAATTTGTTACACTCTGCATTGGTTGAGGCTGGTAAAAATCATGGTGATATTCCACATTTATTGACCTGGGATTATTTGGATATGTGTTTTGTTACTGATCGAAATCCTATTGCTACTAATGATGTTCCTATTATTGAGACTAAT